TGGCTAAGGACACATGACGATCAGGCAGAGTGGCCACATTTAGCCCAAAAACCTTTAGACGATCGTACATGACTTTCATAAAACCTTGCTGGAGAAACATATTTCCAGTAGGTTCAATGGCTATCATGCGATCAATCTTATTTGTTTTTGGGACGGTTGTAGCTCGCGACGACTCTTCAATAGAAAATACTTTGCACACAGTGTGCTGGCCGTTGAAAATTTCAATTGCCTGAGCCAAGGAGGGATCCTTGCTCATGTACCATCTAAAAAGAGGAAGAGCATTTTGACTTATTGATATCGGAAAAGTGAATTTACGTTCATTTGATGTATCTGCGAAAGGTACACCAATAGACACACCCGAGCTGTTTCCACAGCTTAGGATAAATTCATCTTCTTCGATTGGGGTCATAATCTCATGACAAAGGCTTCGTGCTCGCAAGAGCATTTTGTCGATGTCAGAGAGATCCCCGAACCTATGAGGAGTTTCAGGAAATGAAAGTCCTGTATATTTACTCATATGTTCATTGGTCTGAAGAAACTTATCGTAGGCAAGTTGCCGACGCGTTTCATCATTCCCCCCCTCATTAGCGAACTTTTTTAAGAGGTCGCGATTCTGGGAATCAATAAAAAATGTCGAAATGTCTTTAGGGTACATCCGTGACGGATGATCCTTAAGGTCGTTAACGAGTAGCTGACGTATTGTGGTTGCAACACAGCCAACTGTTTCCGCGTCCAGGTTGGACACGGGATGAGTTTTTACTACTTTATAATCTTTCATAGGAGTTGCTCCATGTAAAGGTTAATTATTTAAGAAGGTTCTAGTTCAGCGATAAGCTGTGCCAGAATTCTTCATAATCCGCGTCATCAATAACTTGTGCAGCAAGAGACAGAAGTTCTGTCGTTTGTGCAGTTGTTGAGTCAATAGATCGACTGATCGTAATACGAGCTGTGTTCATCACAATCTCCCCACTAGATGATTCTATGGGTTGATGTATGGTGACAGAGCCACGTCGTTGCGAGTGTCCATCTGGAGACGATGAGGAAGGCTTCGCTTCACGCTTTGTGAATATCATTTTGATCGTGTCTTTAAAAGACGTGCCAAGGATATTCAGAATAGCTGAAGTTAGCGAGTCCCCCATAAACGTAGGAGTAGTAGTAGTACCGGTGGTTTTTGAAACCTTATCGGTGGCGCCAGTTTTTATCTGGCCTGCTTTTATAGTCATAATATTATACCATAAGTTAAGAACGGGATCCATTGAGGTTCT